TGCCGGGCGTTTGATTTCTGCACGCGCGACCCGCGCTGCGCACATGGGCGACACAAGGCGCGACATAGCGGCATCAGGCTGAATGTAAACACACAGGCATAAAAAAAGGGGCGCTTGCGCGCCCCTCTCTAGTTATTCGCAATTCTTAATCTCTACTTGCGCGGCGGCTAAAGCATCGTTCAGAGCTTTGAGCAATGCCTTGCTGCTAACCGGCTTGCATATTGAGATTAACGCGGCGACATTCTGGCGAGTAAACATTGCCGCGTCTTTCGCGTTGGCGGGTTTATAGTCTTTAACCATTTCCGGCTTGGCAGGTTCGGCTTTGGCCGTTTCCGGCTTTGCCGCTTTCGCCATTGCTGCGGCGACTGGCGACGCGGTTTGTTCCGTCTCGCCTTTGCGCCCGGCATTGTCCCGCTTGCCGCCGCGATTTTCGACGGCGACTAGTCCCGCCTCTTTGCGGATATTGAAAGCATAATTGCGCGCGGCGCTGTCCGCAGGCTTATACCAATCCGCACGCGGCTCTTTTTGGCCGCCTTTTTTCGCCCGCTCTATTGCGACCATATCGGTCGCCTTAGCTTGCGTTACTTTTGCCTCGCGCATGACGTATTGGATCATGCGACCCGCCCATAACCATATTTCCGCATCAGCCTGTTCTTGCGTTGTCTTACAAGCTTTGAGCCGGTCGATAACTTTCGACCGCGCATTGCCTTCCGCAAAAACAAGCGCCATGTCGGAGGCATGGTCACGGATAATCGAAGCAAAATCTTTAGACATGGTTTTTCCTTTCAGTGATTATGTCACCATATGGCGACACATATATAATACCATGTTTTGTTAGATTGTCTAACAAAAGTTTATGCCCGGGCGTATATGCAAAAGAATTCTTGCCCGGCGGCGGAGGGGGGCAGGGGGGGACTGACTGCGCGCACCCCTCCCTATTCATGGTCAACCATACATTTTATAAAATTTTTCCCAAATTTAATTTCTACAATTGCAAAAATAAACTGCACCCCATACCTTTATATCTAAAAAATTTTTTAGAAAAGTTTCCAAAGTTTGACATTCATCTTTGCCGCCCGTAATATCTGCGCAGTTTTCTGGAGGTCCGGATGGCAAACTCTCCTCGTGTCGTGGCCGAGTTTAAGCTGCGCTGTTTCCATGCCCGTAACGAGGCGCACAACGCGCATCTCACGACAAACTCATACGCGCAGCATGTGGCGCTGGGCGAGTTCTATGATTCGATAACCGATCTGGTGGACAGCCTGATCGAGTCGTATCAGGGCATCTACGGTATCGTTACAGAGACGCCGAACATCACCATGCCGAGCGGCGCGATCCTGCCTCTGCTGGTCCAGCTGCGGAAATGGGTCATGGCGAACCGTGATAGCGTAGGCACGCCGGACGACTCAGAGCTTCAGAACGACATCGACTCGATCGTGACGTTGATCAACCGGACGATGTATAAGCTCAAGAACTTGCGCTGAGATTACAATGTCAGTGACGCTCGCCGAACGCTCGACACCCTACATTCGGCCAGACAATCCGGCCGAGATCGAGCCGTACCCGCCAACGCTGCCGCTCGAGGTGGCGCTCAAGACAGCGCCGGTCAAGGACATTTGTGAAGCCTACGGCCTGACGCGCACGGACTGGGACGCGCTCAAGACCAACCCGACATTCGTGCACGAGGTCGCGACGTGGCGTGAGAATCTCAAGAAGGACGGCGGGCTGTCTTTCAGGATGAAAGCGCGGTTGCAAGCCGAGGAACTGCTCAAGACCAGCTGGCGCATGATTCACGACCGGACCGGCGACGTTGCGCCGTCGGTGCAGGCTGATCTGATCAAGTTCACAATTAGGGCTGCAGGGCTTGACGGCAGCAAGGATCAGGCAGCGGCTGCGCAGCAGAACGCCCTTCAGATCAACATTAACTTGGGGTAAGCCGTGAGCAAGCAAGAATCGATCCTGCAGCCCATTTTTACGTCAATCGACGATATTCGTGAGCGTCTGCATGCGTGTCAGGGGTGCGAGCAGAGGCGGGAAATTATTCAGCGCTGGCTCGCTGGTGAGAAACTCAAGATGCAGGGGCTATCGTCACCGCTGGAATCGATGCCTCGAGACATGTCCGTTCTGAAGCAGGAGAAATAACATGGCGTTTGGAATGATGGCCCCGATGAAGGGCAAGATGCCGATGAAAAAAGGCCCGGGCAACCCGATGAACACCAAGGGCGGCAAGGGTGCGATGTCCATGAAGGGCAACGACGCGAAAATGCCCGGCGCCAAGCAGGCCATGGAGTACACCAAGAAACCCGCGCCGAGTGACGTCGGTGAGCGCGCCCAGAAGATGCTGCCGCCGAAGGGCAAGGGCCGCATGATGCGTGGCAAAGGCAAGTAGGATGCTGCCCTGTTACCGCACAAAGCTGACGAAGCCGGTGGAGACACCGGCGCCGCAGCCCGAACCCGCGGCACAGCCTGTTGAGGCGAAGCCGGCCAAACCGCCACGGAAAAAGGCGACCAAATGAGCAAGACGCGCCACGGCATGGTGAAGTCCCCCGCGTGGCAACGCGCGGAGGGCAAGAACCCGGAGGGCGGTCTGAACGCGAAGGGGCGCGCGTCCTACAACCGCGCTAACCCTGACAAGCCCGGGCTGAAACCGCCGCAGCCCGAGGGCGGCCCACGCAAGAAATCATTCTGTGCACGTATGCAGGGGATGAAGAAAAAGCTGACCAGCGCCAAGACGGCCAACGACCCGGACAGCCGGATCAACAAGTCGCTCCGCGCGTGGAAATGTTGAGGTGAATGATGCCCGGCATGCCTAAGTCCCAACCTTTGCCGCAGCAGCCGAGTGCTTTTGATACGGCTGTAAATGCTGCGCGTCAGGTCTATAATCAGGTGCCGCCAAACGCCCGGTTTTTAGGTGAGGCGGTCTTGGGCCGCACGGCGCCGATCACCGAGAAAGATTTTACGTCCACGCAACTGGGCGCGATCCGCGGACAAGTCGAGCGGATGCGAGGAATTAACGCGCAGACCACCATGCAGAAACAGGATGAGCTGCAAAACTTGACGCCTGAAAAGTTTGCCGCTGGCCAGAAAGAGGGATTGTATCGCTACAATCTTGGTGGGGCGATTGACGATAATGGTAACTTTCATTTTCCTCAGTTCATGCCATATGGCGACTACATGCAGAAGGTGCAAAAGAGTTATAATTCACTTATGGCTCACCCAGAGGTGACCACGGTCGGGGGGTATAAGCCTCAACACACCGGGATGGATAACGCTGGCTGGGGAGAAACACTGAAGAAGACGTTCAGTGACCCGGATTTCCAGATTGCGACAAGTCTTGGACGCTACAAAACATTTGACACGCCGCAAGGAATGATTGTCAAAGACGACTATAATTTTGATCGCAACAACACCGAAAAAGACGAGCATCTTTCGTTAGGCCTTTTGGCTAAGCCAGTGGCGTTTGCGGACACGTATATGCGTAAGTACAAACCGGGGTATCACCGTGATGTGAACATAAATCTGGGCTCGCCCGACAAGCACGAAGATTCATGGTACCGCTCAGTCATGGGTATGCCGCGTAGATGACCGACGCCATAAATTACACTCCCCCGCCGACCATTCGAGAGTTCATCAAGGATCACCGACCAGCTGAGCTGTTCTATGACTGGGTGGTAGGCCCGGTCGGTTCCGGCAAGACGACAGGCATCTTCTTCAAGCTGGTCAAGATGGCATCGATGCAGAAGCCATCGCCAGACGGCATACGCCGGACACGCGCCGTGATCGTCCGTAATACGCTGCCGCAGCTGCGCGACACCACGCTGTCGTCGTGGGCGTATTGGTTCAAGGACGGTCAGGCTGGTCAGTGGCTTGCGACGCAGAATAAATTCATCCTCAAGTTCAACGATGTTGAGTGCGAGGTGTTGTTCCGACCGCTCGATACGGCTGACGACGTGGCGCGCGTGTTGTCGCTTGAGGTGACGTTCGCGATTCTCGACGAGTTTGTGCAGATTCCTCGCGCGATCGTGGACGCGCTGTCCGCTCGCCTCGGCCGTTATCCGTCCGCCAAAGACGGCGGGGCGACGAACTGGGGCATGTGGGGCTCGAGCAACCCGGACACCGAGGATAACTGGTGGTACGACTACCTGCATAACTCGTTGCCGGAGAACGCGCGCTATTTTGTGCAGCCGTCGGGCTTTAGTCAGGATGCCGAGAACGTCGAGAATCTGCCGGGTAACGCCGCATATTACACCAATCAGGCGAAGGGCAAGTCGACCGAGTGGATCAAGCAGTTCATCGAGGCTGAGTGGGGCTACTCCGCCGCAGGCAAGCCTGTCGTGCCGACGTTCAAGTCGGACCTGCATATTGCCAAAAGTGCATTAAAGTATCATGCTAACCTTCCTTTGATCGTAGGTTTGGACCCCGGCATCACTGGGTCTGCGCTTATTTTCGGACAGGAGGATTTACATGGTCGCCTTCTGGTTTTGGGTGAGCTTGTTCAGTCTGGGTATGGCATCGAACGCCTCATCCAAGAACGAGTCCGCCCGTATATTCGTGCCCGTTTTCCGGACGCGCAGGTCACAGTTGCGCCTGATCCAGCGGCTGCTAATCGAGCACAAACAGATGAACGGGCGGTGGTAGACGTCGTCAAGCGCTACTACCCGGTGCGCATCGAAACCAACAACCGGCTGGCGATGCGACTGAATGCGATCGAGCATTACACCACGCGGCTGACAGACATCGGTCCGGCGCTGCTGATCGACGCCAAGGAGTGCCCGATGTTGGTGCGATCGCTCAAGGGCGGCTGGCGCTACGTAGTGGACGCCAAACGCGACATGATCAAAGGTGCAGAGCCAGAGAAAAACCAGTATTCTCACCCGGGCGACGCGTTCGGTTATCTGGCGCGGTACTTCCACCGGCAAGCTGAGCGCAACGAGCGCTACTCGGTAGGCGGTCGCAAACCATTCACGCCGCCGCGCACATTTGGCGGCGCATATCACTTTCGTTGAGGTAAATCGCAATGATCACCACTGACATTAAAGGCCCGGCCTCGGCGGCGGGAGAGCAAATGCCGCCGGACGTCATGGTGAACAACCCTGAGCAGGCGCCTGTGCCGATCATCCGGTCGGAGGAACTGCGTCAGCTTGGTCAGAACCTCGACAAGCTGTTCATGCAGTATGTGTCGGACCGTCGCATCGCGGAGCTGAAATGGCTGAGAAACCTGCGCCAGTATCTCGGGCTGTACGACCCGGATATCGAGAAGGAAATGTCGGTCAATCGCTCGAAGGCGTACCCGCGGATCACGAGGGTCAAATGTATTTCAGTTTTATCACGGATCATGAACCTGATGTTCCCCGGCAACGAGCGGAACTGGCAGCTTCAGGCAAGTCCGTCGCCGGACATGTCGCCGGAAGACGTGATGGAAGCGATTCAGCGGTTGATGCAGAAGGCGCAGGAGGCAGGCGTACCGCCGACGATGGACGATGAGATTGTTCGTCAGGCCGTGGTGACGCTGGCAAATGAGCGCGCTGAACAGCTGTCGATATTGATCGACGATCAGCTGCAGGAGCTGGGAGGCGACCAGACGCTTGACTACGTCTCGCTGGCGCGCATGGTCGCGAAGTCAGGGATTCTGTACGGTCTGGGCGTGCTCAAGGGGCCGTTCGTGCGGCAGGCGCAGACAACGCGCTGGCAGATGGACCCTTACACCGGGCAGCCGGCGCCGGTTGTGACAACGATCTACAAGCCCATGTTCGAGTTCATGCCGATCTGGGACTTCTACCCGGACATGTCGGCCAAAACGTTCGCGCAGATGGACGGGTATTTTAGCCGTGTCGTCATGTCGCGATCACAAGTGCGCAAACTCGCCGACCGCCCGGATTTCTTTGCGGATCAGATTCGTAGATACTTGGGCTCGCACCCGCAGGGCAACTATCGACCGCAGCCATTCGAGATGGAGCTGCGCGCGATGGGCGTCAAGGTCAATGTCAACGAGATGAAATCGGAGACGACCAAATACGAGATTCTGGTTTGGAACGGCCCGGTCGGCGGCGCCTTTTTGCAGATGGCGGGCGTCGAGGTGCCGGAGGACCGGCTGGGCGACGACATCGAGGCCGAGGTCTGGATGATCGAGGGCAACATCATCAAAGCCGACATGAACCCGTGGCGCAAGATCGGCGCTGACGTGAAGACGATCCATACATTCCTGTTCGACGAGAACGACACAAGTCCGGTGGGCGATGGTCTGCCGAATGTTGTGCGCGACTCGCAGATGTCGATCAGCGCGGCGACCCGTATGCTGCTTGATAACGCCAGCGTGGTGTGTGGCCCGAATCTGGAGCTGAACACCGACCTGCTGCGCCCGGACCAAGACCTGACGTCGACGTCGGCCTATAAGATTTGGTACCGCGAGGGCACCGGTCCGGACGCGCAGCAGCCCGCGGTCCGAAACCTCCAGATCGACGCGCACATGGACGAGTTGCTCAAGACCATTGAGCTGTTCATGAAGTTCGCCGATCTAGAGACGTTCGTCGGGCCGGCGACCGGCGGCGACATGGAGAAGGGGTTTAGCGAGCCGATGCGGACCGCGGCCGGCGCGTCCATGATGCGCGGTGACGCCGCGCTGCCGTTCAAAGACATCATCCGCAACTTCGACATCTTCACGCAATCGCTGATCAACTCGCTCGTGCAGTTCAACCGCAAGTTCAACCCGGATCAGGCGCCGGAAGGCGACTACAACGTCATTGCTCGCGGCGCCACGTCGCTCATTGCCAAGGAAGTCCGCGGCATGCAGGTGGACCAGTTGGCAGCGACGCTGACACCGGAAGAAAAGATGCACGTCGATGAGCGCAAACTGGTGGAGGCGCGCGTCAAGGTGCGCGATCTGGGTGACCTGCTGGTGACGGCGGATGAGGCCAAGCGTAGGCAGCAAGCGATGCAGCAGGCGCAGCAGGCGATGCAGCGGCAGCAGGAGGAGCAGGCGGCGGCGATGGTGCGCAAGACGCTCTCGGACGCCTACAAGAATATCGCGCAGGGGCAGAAGAACACCGCCAATGCCGAAGCGGCGACGATTACAGCCGCGCTTGATGTGCTCGAGGCCGGCATGGAAAAGGAGATCGCGAGTGAGAGTGGACCGCAGGACGGCGCAAGCCGAGTTGGAGAAGGCGCTTCAGGAGCGGGCGGGCTCGCATGATGTCCAGCTAATGCTGGATTTGTTAAACTTGCTGCTTGAAGGCTCAAAGCATGATCTGGTAAATGCAGACAAGGATCGTGTTTTTCACATTCAAGCCGAGGCGCAAACTTACCTCAAAATGATTCGGATGCTGACGCGCCCCAGCATTCGACCCAGCACATAACAGGAGATGTCCATGTCATCTGAAGCCGCCGCAGGCGTCGAGACCGACAACTTTGCCGCTGCATTCGAGAAGCTCGCGGAGCTAGGAGATCAGGCGCCGCCGGCCGATCTGCAGGATTTGACCGCGGAAGCGCCAGTTGAGAGTATCGAGGCGCCCGCTGACGACACACAAGCTGATTCGTCTGTAGCTGACGACCCACAAATTGAATCTGAGGAGTCCGACGAAACGACGGAGGAGTCGGATGTCGCGACGACGGAGACGCCGCAGGCAAAACTCTCTGATGACGAGCTGCTTAATCGCTTTGCTCGCATCGTTAAGGAAAAAGCTCCGGCGGCTGATGAAACGCATCAGGTACCGTCTGATCAGCAGCAGCAACCATACTACACCGACGACGAAGCCAAGTTCCTTCAAGATTACGAAAAGGATTGGCCGGATGTAGCCAAGGCCGAGGCGCTGCGACGTCGGGCTGAATATCGTGATCTTGTCGGCTATGTGTTTCAAGAAGTCGCGAAAGAGATCATGCCTATTATGGACATGGTCCGCACGGTATCTGAGCGTACACATCTGAGCGATCTTCAGAGTTCAGTTTCCGACTATGATGTTGTACGCGACAAGGTCATCGAGTGGGCGAACGCCCAGCCGCCCTATTTACGGGCTGCATACAATCATGTTATACAGCAAGGAACGGTAGATGAGGTCGTCGACCTTATCGATCGCTATAAGCAGGCAACTGGCTCAGTGCAACGCACGGCCGCACCTGCGAGTAGAAAGATGGAGACTGAACTGCCCACAGCAACCAAACAAGCGGCTGCTGCTTTGGCCCCGGTCAGTTCCAAGCGGTCGGCGGTGATTGCCGGGCAAGACCCGAATGATTTCGAGTCGGCCTTCGCGTCATTTGCTGACAAAATGTGAACTTTCAAGGAGCTAACACATGACTCAGGTCACTTCCTACGGCGATATTTCGCCTGCGGTCGCCGCGTACTCGGTTGTTCGTATGCTGAAGCGCGCGATGCCGTATCTGCATCTCGAAAAGTTTGGTCAGACCTATCCGCTGCCGACGAACTCGACGCAGACTGCCAAGTTTCGTCGTTACTTCCTGTCGGGCGCTGGCGGTTCGGCCGGTACGACTTCGGCGGGATCGAGCTTTTATATCCCGCTGGCGACTACGCCGCTCGTTGAGGGTGTCACCCCGGCCGGCGCGCGTCTTGCCAATCAGGACTATACGGTCACGCTAAACCAGTATGGCGACTTCGTCACCATCACGGACGTCGTGATCGACACGCACACCGACCCGGTGCTGCAGCAGGCCACCGACATCCTTGGTGAGCAGGCGGCGGTCACGGTCGAGACGCTGCGCTTCAACGTCCTGAAGGCGGGCACGAACGTGTTTTATGCCAACAGCGTTGCCGGCCGCTCCTCGGTTGTTGCTGCACCCACGCTGGCCGATCAGCGTCGTGTCACGACGGGTTTGAATCGTCAGAACGCCAAGAAGATCACGCAAGTGGTCGCGTCCTCTGCGGACTTCAACACGAAGTCGGTTGAGGCGTCTTACATGGCTGTCTGCCATCCGGACCTCGAGACCGACATTCGTTCGATGACCGGTTTTAAGCCGGTTGCCGATTACGGCCCGCACACCACGCCGTTTGAAGGCGAGATCGGCTCGATCGAGCAGGTCCGCTATCTGACGTCGACGGTTATTTCTCCGTGGGCGGACGCCGGCGGCGCTAAGGGTCTGATGCGTTCGACCAGCGGCACCAACGCTGACGTTTATCCGATCCTGTTCTTTGGCCGCGATGCGTTCGGCATCGTTCCGCTCAAGGGCAAGTCGTCCATGACCCCTATGGTCGTGAATCCGAAGCCGGCGCCGGGCGATCCGCTCGCTCAGCGCGGCACTGTCGGCTGGAAACTGTGGACGGCTACGGTCATCCTGCAGGAAGCCTTCATGGCGCGACTCGAGGTCGCGGCGACGGCCTGATGACTGGGGGCGCGAGCCCCCTTTCTTCCTTCGGATTCTAGGAGATTCAAATGGCTACCAAGTACATCGACACCTCTATCTCCGGCTCGTCGTTCCCGACGACTTACACCGGTCCCGGCACACTGGCGGCAAGCTGCCTGACGTCGGGCGGCGTGGTTAATCTCACGACCGGCAACTTTACTTCGAGTAACGACGACGTCGTTATTCGCATCGGCTTTCAGCCGCGCCGTGTCACGGTGCTGAATGAGACCGACACGATCCGCTGGGGCAAACTCGTCGGCATGGCTACCGCCAACTGCACGAAGGAAACCTCGTCGACGCTGTCTGTCGAAACTGGATCGCAAATCCTGTTTGATCAGGCGAATGTTGGCGACCCCGTCTGGACGGTTACGCTGGCGGCGGCGCTTGTCGGCAACTCGAAGGCGATTGTCTTTGTGATCGAAGGCTAAGGCACTCCCCCGACTGGGGGCTCCGGCCCCCGTCTTTTTTCTGGTCGAGGAGATAGACCATGGCTCGTAAACTTCTGGACGCCACCGGCAACGAGCCGATGGGCGTCGCATACGCAAAGATCAACGATAACTTTGCGGAACTGTATTCCGCGGATAGTGGGCTCACAAACTGGAGTGGTGACACGGTCACGGCGACCGGTCTGATTTCAGGCGGTGCGCTTCAGGTCGATACCGGCACCAAGACCGCGTCGGCGACGGCGGGCGCGGCGACGCTCAACAAGGATTCGGGCAAGATCACGACTGAGTCTTTGACGACGGCGGCTGGCGCGACTTACACGCTGACGCTGACTAGTGGTTCGATCACGGCTAACGATCTGGTGTTTGCGAGTGTCGCGTTTGGGTCGGCGTCAGCCGGTATGCCGATCGTCACTTCGGTGGCGCCGGCGAGCAACAGCGTCGTAATAACAATCCTGAATGGCCATGCGTCTGCAGCGTTTAACGGTACGCTGAAGATATCATATCTGGTCGTCAAGGCGTAACACTGGGGGTCGGTGATGGGCTGCCGCGTAGTCATTGAGCGAAAAGTGAACGGCTACGAGGTCGAAGTCACCGACCCCGAAATTAAGGCCAAGAACAAAGGCCCGATATCTCTCGGCGACTACAAGTCTGCCGAAAAAGAATACGTATTCAAGACAGTCGACGAGGTACTGACTTTCTTGACAAAGAATCTGGATAAAGCGCTGCCGGCGGATGAGTACGACAGCAGCTTTGACGAAGCTCTAGCGGAGGACGAGGATGACTGATACGGAACTGGGTACAAATATTGAGCCGGAGATCAAAGTTCGTCGCGCCAAGCCTATCGTGCCAGACACGATTCGCATCGTGGTTGAGGAGAACGACGACATCCCGCCGACAGGACTGTTCCTTGGTCACAATGGCAAGGGCTACATGATCCGCCCGGGAGAGCCGGTGGATGTGCCGAAGCATATTGTTGAGATTTTGGACCATGCAGTCATGTCGTCTCCTCAGATTGACCCGGGGACGAAGCAGGTGGTTGGCTACCGCGAGCGCATGAAGTACCCTTACCGCATCGTGAACTAACGGGGTAGCCATGGCCGAATCCGAGCAGAGACAATCGCCGGTTCCGCCGGCGCCAACTGCGCGGCCCGGCGACCCTATTCCGACCGCATCTGACGTCAATGATGCGGTCGGGTATTCTGGTGGGTGGGGACCGATCGCGCAGGGCGCGGCATTTTACGCGCATCGTGCGGCTCCTCTTGTGCTTGGTGCGCTTGGCGCCGGAGGTGGCATTCCGACTGGCTTGGCTCTAGGGGCCGTAGTTCCCGGCGCCGCTAAAAGCGTCTATGATGCGATGCCACTGCCGGGAAATAATCAGACGCCGATTCGTCAGGCTGGCGCCGGCTATCGCCGCGATTTCTATAATGATCTGAATCGTGGTAACTATGGGCGTGCAGTCAACGATGCACTGCTCGCCAGCGGTATGACGCTCGGGCGGTTTCTCGCTGACCTGTCGCCACCTGTGCCGGAATACAAACCATGACGCTGAGCGAGCTGCTGACCGAGCTTCGAACAAACATTCTCTACGATCGCTCTGACCGGGTTGCCGGCACGCCAGATTATCTTTGGTCAGATGCGACGCTGATTCGTTACATCAATGAGGCGCAGAATCGTTTCGCGCGACTGGGGCTTGTGATTCGCGACGGGCAGACACCGGATGCGACAGAAGTCATGATTCGGACCGGCGTCACCGAGTACGCGTTGCACCCATCTGTGCTGGCGGTGATCTCGGCCAAAATGCCGGGAGACACGGCGGACCTCGCCCGCGCAGGACATTCCGCGTTTCAGACTTACCGTCAGCCGGACCCGTACTTCTTCGACCCAGCGCAGCTCTCGACCATGCCGCCCGGCAAACCGCTCGCGTATGGCACGGATGAGTATCTGGGAAGTGATGATTATGGCGCCACCAGTGTTGCGACGTTGCGCCTTTTTCCGGAACCTACATCCACCTACAACGGGCAGATTTTGCGGCTACGCGTCGTGCGTCTGCCTCTGGCGCCGATGTCGCTGACATGCGGATCGGATCAACCCGAGATTCCGGCCGAACACCAGCTCGAGATGCTGGACTGGGCAGCGTATCTTGCGCTGCGCATCGTCGACGTAGATGCTGGGTTTCAGGGCCGCGCCAACGAGTTTCGGGCATCGTTTGAAGATCATGTGAAGCGCGCACGCACAATGGCGATGCGCAAGATGTTTACGCCGGCCCAGTGGGGCTTTGGACGCAATGGCTTTAGCTGGGAACACTGATCATGGCGGATACACTGAGCGGATTTGAGCGGCAGCGGCTCGGCACATTTATGCGCGGCCCTATGGAAAAAACGCCAGCGTTTTTGCATCCTGACGTGGCTCAGATGTTGCGTGACGTCCGCGGGCTATACTATCCCGGCGAGACGCGACCTGTTGGCGCCACACCGGCGATGCAATCTGCTGTTCAGGGACAACCGTTTCCCGCGGCAGGAGAGCCTGTGCGTCCGGCGCCCGCGATGCGCACGTTGGCGCAAGGTGTCGGTCCTCGTGTTCAGGCGCCGGGCTATTCCGGCATGGGGTGGTCAGCTCCTACTGCAACCGAGGTGCCGGGGCTCGGCCCGCAGTCGGCGACACCGGATTTGACGACGCGATATAGCTCTCCGATTGGTGCGACTCGTCCGCCGCCTCCGGTGGGAGAGATCGCGCAAAAGATGCAAGACCCGCGCGGACAGCTATCGGACATGGTTCGAAAGATGGGGGCGACGCCACCCACGGCGACCGCGGCGGAAGATGCAGGGATGCTGCAGAAACTGGCCGGCGCCGCAGGTACGATCGGTAATATCGCGTCGCGAGGAGTTATGCCGACGCTCGGTACCGCCGTGCGTGCGACGCCGATTGCTGCTGCGTATAATGTTGCGCAGGCGGCACGAGACCCTGAGTCTGCGATCTCAAAAGAGTGGGCCGGCACATATGAGCGCGTGCGGTCGGCGCCGACGTTAGGCGAGGCTACTGGGCAGATGGTAGGCTCGACGCCGCGGATGTTGACGGCGGCGGCGACGGATGCGGTCGGCCCGCTGCGCGGGTTCTTTCGCGGTGTGATGGGCGGAGCGACAGGTTCGGTTATACCGGCTACCGCTGCCGCGCAGCCGACAAATATCCCTCGTGAAGCCATGTCAGCTCAGCCGATGACCGAGGCAACTGGTTTTGCACCTGCCGGCGCTCGCGCGCAGGCTCCTGAAGAACCGCAGACCGTACGCATTCATCGCGGTGGCAGCGGCGGCGGACTGACGACCACATACGATGTGTCTCCGGGTGCTCCGATTGGAAAAGTTTTAAGCGTCGAGGGTATGGCGCCGGGACTGACTCCCGAGGAACATCTATATAATCAGCAGGCATTACGATCCGCAAAGATTGCAGCAGGGCAGCAAGAGTACAGCGCGCGAATGTTGCGCAATTTTTTTAGTATTCCCCGACCTGTCGATCAGGCTACAGCGCACATGGTTACAGCGCTTCAAGGGGTTGCTGGGCCGCGTATAGCACCAGTTCGTCCGCAGATGATGAAGCCGATGAAGGCGCCGGCGGCAGGGGATGATGTGACGCGCGCCGGCTACGCCATGTCACAGCAGATCGATCAGACCGAAAACGATTTCGCTTCTCGCGTGCAGGCGCTTCAAGCTGCGAATCCGCAAATGTCGCCCGAGCAGATCGCAGCTGATCCGCAGATTCGACAGAATCGTTTGCGCAAGCAGCGCCTGCAAGAGCAGTTTAACCGGATGATCGAGCTGACTAGCAAGCGGTTACCGACGCTGGATCAGTCTATGGCGGCTCGTGAGCAGAGCGGAGAATAATGCGTGGCCAGCTCGGTTCTTGATGACGTCAACGCTGTACTGACCCCGACGACTGCTGCATCGAATGATGTCGCGGCTGTCCGTCAAGCTATGGGAATGCCTGATCCGCGGCAGCAGCCCGGACTTGTCTCATCTGCATTGAAATCCGGCGTTGCTCAGCTCGAAGGTCTTGGCGGCGCTGCCGCGTCCGCACTTGGCGGCGCGGTCGGCTATCAGCCCCTGCAGCAGTGGGGCGCAGATATTAGCAAGGCCAAGCAGGCCGAGGCGGCACAATATGTACCGGCCGATATTGCTGTTGCGCCGTGGCGCGAGGGTGGTGGCGGATGGGGCGCTGTGCCAAAATGGGCGGCGTACACCGCGCTTGAACAGATACCGTTGGCTGCTGCAACCGTGGCGGGAACGGCATTATTTCCAGAGGCAGCAGTCCCCGCTATTGCGGCCCGCGCTGGCGCGGCTATCCCTGAGTTTTTTGGTGGCGGAGGTCTGCGCGCCGCCATGACCGCGGCGGAGCAGCAGGCTGCAAAACAGACTGGAGCGGAGTACGCACGTCGCGCGCTTGGCGCCGGCA